CCTTTACCAGCCTTATACATCTTTCTGGCTTTTAACAGTTCTCCCCCGGGGGCGAGTTCACCGAAAGCTTCCGCTGTAGCTCCACCGATAGATTTCAATCCGGTTTTTAGTTCTCCTTTTTTCGCTTCCTCTGCACTTGTAGCTGTTCCGGTATTAAACAATCCGCCCTTCTCTTTATTGAATCCCTGGTAATCTCTTTGGGATTGTGCTTGTGCGTTTCGGAACGCTGTCGTATTTTTGTTTCTTGCCGCTTCTATCATTTTAGCGGTACTAACAACCTGTTTACCCTCTTGGTATCCCTGGTTAATTAGTTTGGAAGTACCGTGTAGTAGGAAGCCTCCAGTTTTATTAGCAGCATGTCCAACGCTCTTTGCTACCTGTTTATCCTGGCTAAAACTATTACTTTGTACGGCGGCTTTATGCTCAATCGTAGTCCGGTAGGCGTTATATAGGTTTACCTTGCCGACACCGACTGTCGCAAGCCTGCCCCAAAATCCAGTCGGCCCTTGAGGTGGAGGTGCTGTCTGCGGTATAAATTTCGGCGTAGCTTTAGGAGGCGCTGTTGGAATAAGCGTACTTTCTTGTTGTCCGAGGATTCCGAAGGGGTCGTAAGCGGCCACGGCTGCCTCCTAGTTGAATATATATGCGTTATGTTGTTGCAGGTATTTAATCCCGGCGGCCTGAGACATCTTAGCTACCTTATTGTAAGCGGCTTTGTCTGTAGAAGAACCAGTCTTTAATTCGCTTTTAATAGTTTGCCACGTACCAGCCGCATCTCCCCGGTTTACGCCAGAGGCGTACTGATACAAATTAGTTGAGCCATTCGGCCCGACGTATGATTTATCTCCGTTAGCGTTCTTCTTGTAGCTTACTTTGTATTTATCCGCTTCGGCTTGCTGTTCTCCGGCGGTAAGGCCACCGCTATTAGCGGCTCTAGCGGCGGAGATATTAACTGATTCCTGCCGGAGTTGTAATTCTGCTTGTTTGTACGCATTATCTTGTTGTTGTTTCACAGCATCGCTATATGCTTTCTGGGCATATTCGCTTTCCAGACTCTTATACTTACTACCCAGATTAGCAATATCCGTATTGTAAGTAAGGTTAGCATTGTTTTCGTCAGTAGAGATTTGGGCTAACTTATTTGCTCTGGTTGATTCAATCGTGGCTTGCTGTCTTTGGGACGTGGAAATAGCTCCGCCTATGTCGTTGCCTTGTAATCCGGAGAAGTTTCCACCTAAGCGTTCGGTATATAGTTGGTTAATCTTGGATATATTTTCATTTAAGCTCTGGTTTAGATTCTCTATCGCTGATTGATAGTCTGTGGAAACCTGGCCTTTACTAGCCTCTAGGGTATTGATACTCGTTTGTCTGGCAGTTTTAAGTGATGCTGCTTCCGCCGCTTTTTGCGGCTCATAAATGGATGCGGCTGCTTTCTGGTATGATGCTGGACTCATTATTATTCTCTAGTTATGTCCTAATACAACTATTTCCGTGCCACTAGCATAGTCTCCAGTTCCAAGGTTGTTACTTGTTACCGTAGATATTTGATTTGCCGTATTCGCCCATTTGAAACTTCCTTCCAAACGGTCGGGGATACTTCCGGCACCGGCTAATGTCTCACCGACTGCCTGGAACGAGGCTACTTTTTCGTGGGCAAGCTCGTTTATAACTTCGAAGGTTATATAGAAGTTAGCGGTGTTGAGATTTATAACCGTTACTCCCGTTAAAGAAGTACCAGTTGTATCTGCGGCTCCGGCGTTAGAAAAGCGCCGTGCATAATTAGCACCTGTGTCGCTATTGAACTGTATCTGACAACCGATCTGTCCGGATTGGACTCCTCGGATTATGACTTTTAGGTACTTCCTTGCCGGTAATCCCGTGACACTTATGGTGTCTGCGCTGGCCGTCAGTGTTGCCCTACCAAGTTCTTCCCACCACATCGAAGGAGCGTTTCCGGCTGTAACTGACCCGGTGTTGTATATGAGATTTCCGGCTGTATCCCGTCCGGATTGGAAGATTCCGGTAATTGCGGAGCCGTTGGTAACTACCTTCGCAACCCGAATCGAGTTCGAAGTTAGAGCCGGAGCGGTACTTCCGTTGGATACTGACGGATAAGTAACATTACCTAGATAATCTATATCTACATAGGTATCTAGTAGGGTTCCAAAGGTGTTCGATACTACTCCGGATACGATAACCCGATAGCCGTTAACGTAGATCGTGCCTCCGATCATAGTAGCGTTTGCACCAGATACTACTGACCAAACACAGCCAGAGTAAACAAAGTTACTAAATGCTTCTGAATACCGAAGTCGGGGATTGACTGCATTCGCAAGCGCGGTTTCAGTCACCGAAGCGGCTATAATCTGCGAACCATCGAAGTTCGCTATCGCTTGGGCTATGGCTAGTTCATTCTGAAGAATTGGAGTAGCATCTCCGGGTTGTCCATTTTGTGGTGTCGTCGGATACGGGAGCGTGAACGCCATGTTTGTCTCCTTTTGAGGTTATTATGCTTCATAACAGGTTAAGTCACAAGTCCAGCGGCAGGATTGCTAAATATATAGAAGTAGATGGTCTGGGGTACCGATGTGTATGACGGACTTGAATTGTTATTCACTATTATTAGGCTCAGGTAAAAGTATGTAGTATCAATTCCTACCTCCCATGTATATGTCAATCCATTACCGAAGGTCTGGAATGTATTTACCAATGCCACGTAGTAAGTCTTGGAAAAGCCAGACGGAGGCGTACTTGTACTATCTGCCTGACCAGGTATATAGCACAAGTATGAGGGTATATAGCCAAGATTATGCGAAAATTTAAACTGATTAGATAGGTCGTTACTTACCGGGGGAACGGTAACTACAGTAGTCGTATGGCTGCCATAGGCCACTACATTAAATGCACTCGTGAGCGTATTTAACTGGTCGGAACTGCGGTTAGCTTCATTAATAAGCTGTTGTATATTCTCCGCATTTATCTCTGTCGGACTCATCGTTCCGGTCATATCTTGGTAAGGCGAAAGTAGTCCCATAATTTATACCGTGACAATATTTGCTCTCTCTTTTTTGAGCTTGTACCCGATTGAGTGGTGAATCACCCGCCAGGGCTGTAATGCCTTGTTATTGCCGAAGATGAACTGGATATACCTGCCGCTGGAACCGATGTTTGCCTGTCCAAACTCCGAAGCTATGGAACCCCAAGTGAAATCTCCCCAAATGAATGAACCCCATATCGGAGCAGTGGAATTGAGTCGGAAAGCTTTCTGGAAGGCGAGTGCCGCAAAGTCTACGGAGTAGCCGAACTGCATATTGTAATTCTGTGCATCCGCGAAGAGGTTTAGGAAACGGTATTTCTTGGTATATCCCGGCATCTGGAAGTCAAAGTTCTTAGTTTTCCAGTAAGAAGTGAAGTAGCCGATGGTATAGGTTTCTCCGGCAACCGGAATCTGGGCGAGGGAAGCGAAGGTCAGTATCGTGCTCGTATTGCTCGTAACTGTCCCAATATACGTTACCGTACTACCGCTTACGATTCCTACTTTGCAATCCACAAACTGGTTCACTGTCCAGCTCTTGGTGGTATCGGTGAGCGTTGTAGTGCTACCACCCGTAACCGTCCCATTGTCTCCGGCAATATCTGCCGTACCGCTGAATAGCTCATACACGATACCCTTATTCGGGTCGCCCATACAAACCGTATCGTCAGTACCGGAGAAGCGGAAGTTAACCGCACAGCTTCCAGGCACATCGTCCCACATGGAAAAGTTCTGGGTAAGTAAATCGTAGACTATTATCCGATCACATGTATTACTCCCGCCGGTTGGAAATCCGAGCAAGTATTTCTTTTCTTGTGACGAATATAGCCCCCAAGACAGATGAACAGTATTTGGATTCATATCCTGTTTAAACGTCTTATTTAACTTCGGACTAATTAAGCTGATCGAATAATTCTGCAAGGCGTAAATGCCGGTGTGGTGCATGAAGAATAGCGTTTGGTCTACCCTAGCAATACTCCTAAAGGCCGAACAACCGGCTGAGCCGTTAGCCTGACGTAGCTGTAAGTTACCAATGGTCGTGGTGTTACCGGCACCTAGTGGCTCTCCGGTTAGAATCCAAACGGAATCATCCTTGAAGATAATAAGGTTATCCAGAATCTCAGCAATGCCGGTAATGTTCTGTCCATCATTGGTGTTTATGAGGATAAAGTTATTAACTGGGAATGAAGTCGGATTACCTGCGTCTGAAAAGTAAAGCGTCGAGGAGTTCTTATTCGCACAGTAAATACGGTTTTTATGTACCTTTACAAACTGCGGGGCTATACCGACATTAGCAAAACTATACGTCGTACCATTGTATTGGATAAGACCGTCAACTCCATTACCACCATATAAAGTATCCTGGTACTCGTCCAACGACCATTGCAGGTTCGGCGTAAACGTCGCCGGAGTACCAGGCAGCACGGTTGAACCCCCGGCGTTATCGTACTTGTAAAGGTTTTGTCCGGATGCGTATACCAGTTGCCGAACTCCAGATGACTGATACAAAGAGTACATACCCTCTATGGGGTTGGCTAGAGTAGTAGTAAGTAGTTTGCTATACCCTGGACGTGAACCAACGGATTTTAACTGGTCAAATATGACATTCAGACAATCCGGAGAATCCTCCTCTTGCATAAGGGATATATCGCTCGTAGTGTCTAAGCTACCAAAGAATGGGATATCATAATCGAGTTTAAGACGCGGTGCGTTCCTCTGCGGCTGCGACAAGTTCGTAGATCGGTTAACTGGCATTTATACTCCCACTGGGGTTTCTAGTGTTTTTTCGACACTCCATCCATAACGCAGACGACATCTAAGCGTATCGCGTTTTATACCTACCTCATCAGCCCAAAAAGATATGGGCTTAGTAATACCTTTATAAGTAAGTATTCTATTATCACGCCGGTTATTTTGCTGATCTCTCCTAGTCGCCCAGCGGCAATTGGATGGCCTATAATCTCTATTTACATTAATTCTTTCAAGAGAGGTACCTTTGGGACGATCCCCCATATCTAGAGAAAAATTCTCAAATCTACGCCAACGCTTACAAACTTTAATACCTCGGCCACCGTAATTTTGATAAGACGGGTGCTTGGAGTTATAGCAACGCTGTCTCATATTCTGCCATGTAACATAAATAGGATTATCGAATTGTCCACTCATAGGTAATACCCCGGATACCCTTGTGAGTTTCCAGTACGCCGGACATATTTTGGTGTCTGCTGTTGCCTATTCCTAGCCGTTCGTTTTAGCTGGTCTAGTCTCCGGGCGTACTTTCTCTCAAGTTGCGTAGTATCTGCCTGGTCTTTAATCAGGCAATCAATCGCCGCCTGTATTGCCAACATATCTACAAATTGTCTTGGTATAGCCGAAGTATCTTCATCATCATCCATGTCTTGAATAATTGGAACGTACCAGTATTGGACACTTTTAGTGGAGTCAGTCGGAATCGGCGTGAAGCCAAGCGAACCGCCGGATTGGTCTTGGCTATTGCCGCCAACGATGAAACATGAAAAACCACCGAACGGATAGACATTAACCAGTGGTGGAAAGTTCTGGAAGAAGTCGTTCTGGGAATTAACATCGGTAAAGTCAATTGGAAGTCCGGAGGTCATATCCTGAACTCTGACTACCTTCCAAACATCATCAGCTAAGTCGTAGTATTGCTGGTTAACCACTAGGTCTATCTGGGTTGGCGTTGGACTAACCCGGTACTTTTCGTCAACCTGGTCAATTTCGGTAGCCACATCTTGCTGGACATCGTTAATAGCGTAGTTAATATCCGAATCAAGGAAGTTAGCTTGAACAGGTTCATCAATGTAGAAGCGTACTCGCTGGCGTATATCTGCTCTGGTTGGAAAAACTAAATCGCTCAAAGTAGCTCCTTCTTGATTGCTTTTTTCATCGGCTTCGCGTACGAGCGAATTTTCTCGGACTGCTTTTCGCGCTTCTTGGTATATTCGTACTGTTCTTCGGCTTCTATTTGATCAACCATGTAATCGCTACCCTTATCGAACCAGACTTGCGCTCTCTTGACAATAGCAATAATATCGCTTAAGTCCTGATCGCTAGGTTCACGGTAGGTCATATCATCATTCCGAATCCAGAATAAGATGTAAGGCTGTGTATCGTAATGCTTCGGGTCGTTCATCAGCAGAATCTTACCCGAAGGTTTGAACACTTGTACGGCTGCCCAAAGAATGACTTCTTTATCAAACATTAGTTCAACGTCGTGGATACCAAGCCGTTTTAAGTCGGCCATAATCCGGTTCGCCTCTCGTAGCCCAGGGACGGTCATACCTGTAGTTTAGCACTTTTTAATATTCTATTATCGTGTTTTTCCAAGTAATATTTTCTCCGATATTCATTTCTGCAAGCACGGCAACGGGATTTTCCAGTCGTCGGATTTATGTATACATTATCCTCTGTCATGTCATGTACTCCCTTTGAGCACTTTCCATTTAGCCTGTCGTATATCCCACGTCTAAGGTTCTCAATTTGTGTAACTATTTCTAAATGTTCCGGATTTACACATATTCTATTCCTACATAAGTGGTCAAGCTGCATATTGGTCGGTATATTGCCTTTTAGCCACTTATAAGAAACTCTATAGGCTTTATGAGATGACCCGTTAAGCCCAAATACACCATATCCGTGACCATCTTGAGCCGCTAACCATATCCAACATTTACCTAGTTCCGGCTTATGACTAGGGACTGAACCATTTTTATTTACCTTTGGCCAGAATCTTTCTTCAGGATTAATGGCTCTATCAGATAAAAGTTCCTTTTGTAAACAACCACAAGACTTACTCTTCCCATTTTTTAGATTACTACCTCTGATAGACTTTTTCTTTCCACAAGTACATCGACATATCCAGTAGTAATTAGTAGCCTCTTTTCTATCAAGTTTAATAACTAGTAATCTATCAAACTTTTTCCCTACTAAGTCCTTCATATTACTCCTTATACTAACTACCTTAGTATAGCGAAATAGTGCCACTTGGTCAATAAAAAAAGAATACCCCGGTGTATATTGGGGGTATTCTCTTATATTTTTGGTATGTTTGTTAGAAGGTGGAGACCACCTTGCTATTGCGATTCGGCGCCTCACAGTAGACTTGAGCATCGTAATATAGACTAAAACGATATGCATCGTAGCCGTTAACAAGCATAGGATGCAAAATGCTTCCGTCATTCATTATCCATTCGATCTCTGACTGTTGGAAAATCTTCCACGAGTTCGTCTCCAGGAACCACATTTTCTTAGGCGGAGCCTGCCTCGATGGTACGACTGGCGCACCGGAGAAGCTAAGTCCTTCGCCTAGTTGGGTTCGGAGGTCTTTCGAAGTTTCAAATCCACCAGCAAACTCAGGCGCACGGATACCATCTACCGGGTATCGCTTTAAGCTCGTAAGCAGTGCCGAATATGTTCGGCGGGTTGCGTAGTCACAGAAGATAATATCCGTGATTCCACCACCGATCTGCCGGGCAGCGTCTACTGCTTGCTGCATAAGCGATTCGGTAAGTGTTCCGTTCGCGCTAAAGCGGTTGCCGTTCAGGATAGGATACGTGCTACGGTTCACCCCGAAGTACAAGCGGCCGGAGTAATCCGTACCATCGTCAATCGTGGTGTCGAAACCGTTCAGCTCCTTCGTGGTCGTAAAACCAGTGTTGGAAGCAGAGCGGGATACGCCATCTCCGGTTGTCAGGGTTTGCGCCGTAGCAACCGTAATGGTGTTAGTCGAAGCAGTAATAGCCGTAATCTGAGTACCGACGTAACCGGACGGAAGGGTAGAATCATTAGATGTTTCATTCGTACCATCGGTCTTCCAGAACTCCACGTACATACCAACTGCGAGATACTGGACATTGTTCACCACAACCGTAGTTGAGCTGTTGACCGCACCGTTTACGGTGGTTAACTGACCGGCTCCGTTATAGATTTGCCGTCCAATTTCCGTTGCTACATCGGTAAGCGAGAAGCGGATTTCCTCTTCCAACGCGTTCTCAAATGCGGCATCGTCGCCGTAAGAAGTTCGCATCACACGGCCGGTAATTTGTCCGACCATGTAGTTACTTGACATGTTAATTTTTGCGTTTGCAAGCGTCTGATTGCCAGCTAATGGAAGTAGATCGGTGTCATTACGGGCACCGAAACCCTGGTTTCTGTTTACTCGGAACGGGCGAACCACGTGTTGACCTTGACCGTCGATGGTAACTTTTTCTTTATCCAAGACAGCCCAGGCAGCGATTTCGTTGTTCAACTCATCTTCAATTGCACCAGGATAGACTTCCTTTAGAATGGCGGAAACAGACGACTCAGTTGCTTGAGCCATAATATTTCTCCATTAAAAGGTTAAATTACGAAAGTGAGAATCCGGCTTTCTGTCGGGCGGCAGCAATGCGGTCTTTCAGACTACCGGGTTTTTGCTCTTGAGGAGCTTGTGCTCCTTTTGAGCCAGGCTTTTCACCGCCGCTTAGATTGCCTTTTTGATAGGAATCAATCGCGGCCTTGCGGTTAGCCTCAATGATAGCTTCGTAGTTCATTTCCTTATACACCGCATCAAGCGACTTTTTGGAAGTGATCTGCATACCATTGGCTTTGGCATACTCTATGATTTTTTTACCATCAAAGGGGATACCAGAGTCTTTGTACTGAGAAGCCAGGTCGGTAATATCCTGCTGTACTTGCAGCCGAGCCTCACGAGCGTCAAGCTCTTCTTTGCTCACGAATCCTAACTTTCCGGCAGACCTTTTCACAAGGTCTAGTACATCCGGGTCAATATCTTCATCAGTGTTCGTCTTCTGACTTTGCGATTCCCGAAGTGATTCAAGCTCTTCTTGAGCTTGCTGATACTTCGATTCGAAATCTTTCGCTTTGTCATTGACTTCTTGGAACCGACCGAAAGGAACCGTATGTTCACTTCCACTAGCGCCAGTGCTTGTAACGGGTTCTCCCCCGGATGGCTGTGTTGGTTCTATTGGTGCAGCCGGTGCTGCGGGTTCCGCTGGCGGGGCGGATACGCCTGGGTCAGATGGTGGCATCTGTCTCTCCTGACACTTGTTAGAGGGGTTTAGTGACCCCTATATATTATTTATTAACTGCAACGTTACTTGGCGTAAGGCCAACTTTGGCGACGCTTCGCTGTTTCATGTATGCTTCACCATCAGCCACACTAGCAGTTTTGCGAGCGGCCTGATAACTATTGGCTCCCGGCGAAGGTACGCCACTGGCTACATTGAGGTTCATTTGTGCGGCGGTTCGTCGCGGTGCTCGATCTGGTGCTCCCATATTCATTTCCCCTTATGTTGTCTTTTGACGTTTAGCTGCTTTTTCTGCTTCTAATTCTAGGTTGTAAAGGAGAGATTTGTCAAATCCGCATTCCGAACAAACTTGTTTGTGATCAAGTTTATTACCGCAATTCCAACAAGCGTTGTCATCACTAACTTCGGCTTTGCTTTCAACCGACTCAATTGGTGCTACTAAATTAGCTTCGACCTTCTCAGGTTCTTTCGTATCATCCATTTTTCTTGGCCTTCCTTTTGGCATTGCCGCCTCCCTTTAACTTATCGGCTTTCATTGTAGCAGATTGTGGTTTAAGTTCCGGTTTAACCGGGCCAAGATGTGCCGGAGATTTGCCAGGTGAGTTGAGGGGATTCTGACTACGGGCGCGAGCCATCATGGACATTTCATCTTTTGGATGAACCGGCTCATTCTGTGAAGGCATCTCTGCCGGATTCTGAGGAGCGTTTAAACTTGGGTGGTTCGGCAAACCTTCCTGGTCATTCGGAACTAACCCCGGCGCTACCTGAATCGCTCGCATATCTTCAATGTGGTCTTTTATATGCTGCTGCATAAGTTCAATGGTTGTCTGGGACACTGGTTCTTTTACCTTGATTCCCTGTTTCTGCGCCGCCATATTTGACTGTGCCGCAGCCAAAGCTTCGGAATGGGTCTCTAAGTGTACCTGGTGGTTATCTCCATATGAAGTCTGGACAGCTCGCAGTTCCATCATCTCAATATCTTCGTTTTGTGCTTGAGTTTCTGCCTGTCCAGGGTCTTGAACGTACAAGCCACCGCGAAGCTGTACCTGTCCAGCGTCAGACTGTATTCCAATCTTACTCAATAACTGTGTCCGTTCAATCGGGGTAGTATCCGACATTTTGTTCATCCGGAGCATGTAGGTAATGTTCCGCTTAACAACATCCATTTGGAGTGCGGATTGTATCTGAGCAAGCTGAATACTAAAGTCAATATGCTTCATACGGTGGTCTTGAAGCGCTTGCTGTTGTTCCTGCGAAAGCGTGTAAAACTTATCGCCGTTCATATACTTATCTAAGGTTTCAATATGGACTGCGTGGTTTTCAGAGATGATCGGGTCGTTTATCTGACCATCCTTAATTACCGATTGGATTTCATCTAACTGACGCTCAATATCTAGTTCATCGTCACCCATAGCCGCATCAATATCCGGCATCTCTAGTAACTTGAGCAACAGTTTCGGGTCAGTAATAGCCTTCTCTTTCCAGAGGTTCATGTACATTTGCTGCTTGTCCGCAATGGAATACGGCATTTGCGTACCAGTAGAAATCTCCACATCATCACTGGTGTTGATCTCATCCGGCTTTATCTCAAACCAACGGGCTTCACCGAGACTGTCTCTAGTAATTGATGGGAACTGCCGGTTCTCTTTGTAATTAACCTTAGCAGTTTTGAACATTAATTTAGCCAGCCGGATGTTGTAATCGTCAAAGTTATCTCGTAACAGAGTCAAGTTGTTCTGGTCGCCCTGGCTCAACTTCTGTACAACATCTCCGGAGGCTTGAGCGAATGGAGCATTGCCATTAAATGAATCGTGCATTCCGCCAATATCCGATATAAAGTTCTGAAGCTGATTAATATGCTGCATGATATATACCGGCAGGTTAATGGCGGCCGCCTGTTCCGGCCTGCCACCGGGCGTTACGTCGTATTCGATAAACTGTCCGGTTTCGTCGGTAATGACATTAACGTTTGAACCACGCGGCATGAGCCAGTTTAACTTACCCATAATCCGGGCGGATTCATGTACTTGGGAAACCATCTCATTCAGTGCCCGGTTTGGTTCCCGGATATTGTGGATAACTCCCTTGGCTTCAACGATCATATTGACCACATCAGTCACAAAATATTCGAACGGGAAACACTCCATCGGCCACTTATCGTGGCGGAGTAGGACTCCGGAGTTGGTCATGGTTGTGACCCAAATTTCCCACTTGTTAGAAATCTTACTGAATATTTTTCTAAACATTTCTACGGTCACGACCGTATCCATGCCACTTGGCTGTCCAGCCGCGAATTGTGAACCACTGGCAAGGTTAAGCCGGATTTCAGATTGGCGTAAATTAGAAGCCGCTAACTTGTTATCTGAAGAAAGATTATCAGTATTCCTATATAACTTATTGTTTTGCAATTCGGAGATGGTTCGTACCGGGGCATGGACAATATAGCGCATTGTAGACATATCCGTTGCCATTGGGTCTGGATAAACTTCGAACGTATCTAATGCTCCGACGGTGACTTCACCGTACTGGAAACTCTCGCTTTTACCTTCGTCGTTAACGAATGGTTTTGTTGGCGCTAATGCGTCGTTATCCCAAGTAACCTTCGCCCAACCAACACCATATTTACAACCATTTAAGCCAACCCGCTTGTTGACCTTATTCAGCTCCAAGTGCCGATACCAGTAATCGTATAAGGCTTTTTCTTTTTTGGCGCGGAGATAGGCATCATCAGCCTGGTCACTGGGGCGAACACCCATTGACGGATGCTCAGCGTTCAAGAAGTTATTGATACCTCGTACTTGTTTGTAGACTTCATTTATTGTTACCCGATCAAGCATCCTCTCTACCGGAACCGACTGAACACGACGGGCGGCAACGTTGTATTTAAGATACTGGTTATTGTGGTAAAACTGGTCATTTAAAAACCAATCATATTCCCGGCGGCGGCGAGCTTCTTGTAGATACTTCCAAATAAGATTTGTCTCTTGGACAATCTGTTTATCGTCAGAGTTCTGCTCCGGTTGCTTCGGAAGTCTTGCCATTATTCCCAACCTTCAGTAATAGCTTTATATCCGGTTTCCCAGTCTAAATCTGAAAGGTCTACCAAGTCATCGGAGGTTTTCACATTTCTACCTTTAACTTCTTCCTTATTGGCTTTCAGTGACGGTTTTTTACTTTTCTGCGTAGCTATTTCCCGTTCATATGCGGCGCTATTGTACCGAGTATTCCAGGTCAAATAAGCAGTAATTTTATCCCGTATGCTAATAAGCCATACGGTTATAACGGTTAGCTCTGCCAATATTAGTGTGAGAAGAAATATAATCACGATGTTTGGGCTACTGCCTTGTTAGAATCTTGTTTAAATCGTTGAACAGTAAGCGGCTGAACGCGCCCGTATGAATCCAAATCCCCGAGTACCGCGTTTATATCCCCTTGAGGAAATGTTACGGTTTGGTATTCCGGATTATCATGTAATGCCTTAAGCCATGTTTGTACTTCCTGAATGATGACTTCGGCTTCGTTAGTAGGCACAAGAGATAAGAACTTTGTTAGATGTTCCCTGTCCACGTAGCCTCTGGCTTTTACATCTTCATTTATTTTATCAAGTTCCGCAGCATCAACGACTGACATATCCGCTCCTTTTAATGTTATCTTAACACACGATTCTCTAATCCTTGCGTATGCTGGATACCAGAGTTAGAGTGCCGGATTTTACTACGTGTATAACGGGAAAGTATAAGGTCTTCCTTCGTCAATCCCATTTGCTGTGCTCTCCGGGCTAATTCCATAGGATTCTCGAATATCCACGGCTCCATAGTTGACATCAGCCCTGGTGTCTGAGGTCGTGACATTATCCCATAGCGTAGTGAATCCACCGCGTTGTCGTTGCGCTTTACTGGAGCTTCCTTCGGGTCGTCACGGTCGATGTTGGCGAGCATCTTACCGCTGTACGACTTCCAACGGTACTGCCCCATCTCCTCGATCAAATGCTCGCATTGCGGGAAGAAAAATAGTTTGGGCGCACCTTTGAGCGCTTCGCCTTCCGGGTCTTTCAGGAAAGGATGGTAGCGTTCCTGGTCTACTTTCAGGTATTCCTTTACCCGGTTGATGCCTGCCCGGACATCGTTCTGGGCGGCAATGGTTGAGATTCCCGCATCCAGATATTCGTCTGCTATGGAGAACCTGTAGCCATTCTTTTCCTTAGTTTTAGCATGAGTACTTGGGTCAATAACGGTATATGAATAATGATCTGAGATAACTTCACCCCTGGTTGTCCGTACCTGGCTCAGTCGGTTAATATTCTCCACATGCTTTGATACAGGCAAATCCTCCTGGTAATACTCCTGGTAAATGAAGATATTGCTATCAAAGTCAACGGCTGCCCACAGGCAACAGGTAGCGTGTCCGGTAGCGGTGCCGTGGTCGATCATGCGGAAACGTTCGAACTGCTGGGGTATCTCAAACGGTTGCGGCAGGACATGGATACGCGGATTGAACTCGTCATATATCTGTCCGGAGAAGACATCGAACGAGCCTTCAACGAAACGCTTGCGCCACTCTTTAGGCTGGGCAAGCAAACCTTTAAGGTAATCATCGGGAAGATTTGCTGCGTTCTCTAAGGTAGATGCAGTTACTAAGTGATAGTCAGAAATATTTGGTAACTGTTTTCCATCCTTACCTATCCCTTTTTTGAAACGTCGCCATATCCAGTTGTGCCCATCCATATTCCCTGTTATGAATCCTTCGCGCTTCTTAACGGGTCTACGGATACGCCCGATAAGAAAATCAAAAGCATCTTCGCTCACCTCTTCGGCCTGGTCAATCCAAAATCCGGAAAGGTTCATATTAGTTAAAGACTGTAGATCATCCAAGTGTCTAAATATAACTTCGCTCCACATCTGGCCGTCTTTATAAAACTTGAATGAACCATTCTTCGGAGAGAACTTTCCCATATGTCCGAACATGTTTAAGAAGTCACGTTGTGTAGAATCACTTAAATCCGTAGCGTTTCTCCGGCCGATAAGAAAGAAAGCATCCTTCTGTTGGCAATGATTGTACGTCTTAATAGAACCGCTTAAGGTTTTACCATTGCCAAATCCGCCGAAATATGCTGTAAATCGTTTATCCGAAAAAATAAAGTCATCTTGCTTCTTGAACAGCCGTATTTCATTGACATTCATATTTAGAAAATATATTAAGCTGGTGAACTAACTCCGGATTGGTCAAGTGTAGTAGCCACATCAGATTGTACTATAACCCTAGTATTGCTTGGATTAAACGGAGCGGTTACGGTAACGGCTTCGGTTGTACTGTGTGTCTGTCCAAGGCTTATATTGAAGTTATGCGGCCCGGTCTGATCTTCAACCACTTGAACATTTTCAGCCGTGTTGAGCCAGTCAGCAAAGTTAATGTTGCCGGTGAAGTCCGCATCGAATACCTGGCTTTCTTTGGTCAATGACAGATCGCTCACGGAAATGAATAGTGCTCCGATAAGCGTCGATACATTCTGGTAGCCGGATTGGTTATAACCTCCGTAAAGTAAGTCATTTAGTGTTGGGCCGTTTGGCGTTGGTGCTGGCATAATTTGCTCCTTTATTCGTTATTATATCTTATTACCTTACATTTAATGCGCTAGTATAAACTCCACTGGTGCGGGTATGATCAGACTGAATGCAATCGGGTTCGGTACGATAAGCGAGAATGACAATACAGACGTTGCGAGCTGGATAGAATACGCCGGAGGTACAACAATAGTTATAGAGGTAATCGACGTAGCACCGTAGTTGATGAGCTTGATCGTTACGCTGTCGGTTACAGTGGTCGTTTCGCTTTCGTTAACGAGTATCGGTGTGGGGAACAGGATGAGTTCAGACAGAGTAGTACTATCCGAAACACTGATGAAGAACACCGATATAGAAGGCAGAATATTTTCTGACAGGTGGGCGGTATCACTGACTTGTAGACTGGACTCCCGATTTGGATTAACCAGCTCGCTCGTGGTTGCCGTATCGCTCCTGGATATGAAGCTGTTGACCTCGGCCTGGCGGCTCTCGGAAAGCGTTGTGGAGTCTGAGACGGAGACGTTGCCGAGCTGGTTTAGGAAGGTGACGGATTCAGCGGTGGAAACCAGTTCGCTTTCGACAATGAAGAAGTTCGGGCCGGATAATACCGGAGCCATAAGTTCGTTCGTATTAAGTATGTCCTGTACAGATAGAGCCGTATCTGTACTGAACCGGATACTTTCGCTCAGGATTGTACTATCTAATACTGATGGATTACTTTCCGGAGATAGTGAGATAAACTCACTAGTAACTGTAATATCAAGAAAGTTTACATTACCAGTAGCGTTGACCACTAGATTTTCTAAAGTCGTTGTGCTATCTGATACGTTGATGCTAAAGGCTACGACTTTACTAAATTCACTCGTTGTAACACTGTCTGAAACATTGACGAACCAGACTCCGGCGATATTGGTAAATTCGGCCGTATCTATAATGTCGCTGCCTGTGCCATCGGTCAGGATATTGCCGTTTTCATCGGTTAGGAAGTTTCCGTTTTCGTCGGTTAGACGGTTATCCGCGATAATGACGTTATAGAACGGCAAGAAGGCCGTAACGCTTTCTGAGGTAGTACTAGTGTCTGAGACATTTATATCCTGTGCTCGGACAATAGTTACACTTTCAGTGTGAGTAGATGTATCCGAAACCGAAACAGTCAAGTCCGGAGGCGGAAAGAAGAACGCTATATACTCCATCACATCTACAAGATCGGAGTAGTAAGACGGTAGTAAATCACTAGTCGTAGAAGGCTCCTGAATAACAACTTGTTTGTCCGCGGGTGCGTATTTATCTACAACCAGATATTCACTGGTAGTAACGCTATCAGAGAAGTTAAGCAGGGAAAGACTTACAATCCCCATACTTTCACTTGTCGTGACCGTATCGCTTTGAGCAATAAAGTAATCCGTTAGTAGGACAGTTTGAGATTCGCTTGTCATAGCGGTATCAGAGACAGAGATAATGAACTTTATAATTGTCAGAGATTCGCTGGTCGCAGAGCTATCCGAAGTAGTAATGAACTCCGTGTTTAACAAGATTGTGTTTTCACTTGTGGTTGCTGACTCGGTTTGTCGAACATTTTCATCGGCAGAGATAACCATATTTTCCGAAGTTGTCGTACTATCCGAAACACTTATTTGAAGAGCTTTAGCTATATTTACAGATTCGGAAGTTGTCGTGGTATCAGAAACATTCGCATTATCCGCTAAGTTCGCATTTATAACTTCCAATCCAGAACAAGTATCCAAAACGGATATTTGTAGAACCTCTGGTATATCTACGAACTCGCTTGTAGTCGTAGAATCCGAGGTATTAACCTGGACTAGCGGAGGCTGGACAACTGAGTTCTCGCTTGTAGTAGAACTATCCGAAACATTCGGCATGGCTATACTGAGGAGTTTGTAAGACTCCATGGCATCTATCTGGTCAGAATAATAGCTTGGTAGCTGGTCACTTAAAGTTGGAGAATCACTAACCGATATCGTATTGCCACCAATAAACGCGATAATCCCAACTTCCCCGGAGCTGGTTGCATTGGCGGTAAAGGTTCCAGCATAAGTGCCGGTCGAGCTAACCGTCTGGTCTTCCATAGCAATGTTGTAGGAAGTTTCCTGGGCTTGCTGTATCAGGTTGTTAAAACCAGAACCTAATCCGAATGAGGTAGCAGCGCTATTAGCATTTCCGGCCGCAGCGACGAGCAGATCAACAGCATGGGTAGTAGCTGACATATTACCGGATGTCCAGCTAGTTGTAGAGGTATTCCCAGCTGCCCTACTCTGATCTACGAACGGACTTACGTCCGTGATACCGGAGTATTCCCTAGCAATCGCTTCAACATTATAGCCAGTGCTAAGAAAATTAAGAGTAATATTCTGGAATCCGCCAGTGACATTGGCGGCATAACACATATAAAAGTTCTGATTACTACCGACTCCGTTAATTGTTTTGGTGTATGTATTACCGCTAGTATCACTGATTGCTCCAAGGGTCGGTGTCGAATTCATGTTAACGGCAATGACGACAAAGTGGCCTGTCGCAACCGGAGATGCGAAGCCTAATACTAAGGTGGGGCCGTTGCTACTAGTGCCGTTTGTAGCGGATTGGATAAGGTTGATCGACATGGATTAACTCCATATTTTCGGGCCGCTGAGGTTTTGAACTCCAGGAGTTACGACTGGACCTAATATAGATAAGACATTCCCAGCTAATGTGTGATCATTAACTGTAAGCGAAATATCATCAAACCATACAGTACCGGTATTATCTAGAAGTTCTAACAAAATATCAGCATATACTTGTGTTGACGAAGTGGAGAAGGTAGTAGAATATTGCGTCCAATCATTCGTACCAGTCACACCCTTAGCAACATCGTGCGAATTTGAAAATGCATATGATGAATTTAAAAGTTGGATATTAAATCGAGCATTGTTAGTTCCGGTACTACCTACTGAATCTGTCTTCATCCATCCGGATATAGTATAAGAGGTCGAAGCATATACCGGAATCAGGAATGCATTTTGAGACCAGCCTGTACCACCTAAACTAGACTGTCGTACAGTAACTTCTCCACTTGTACTAGCAGTAACACCTATTTTTATAGAATATGTACCGGAGTGACTAACTGTATTGTCATATTGAATTGCAAAGGTTGCCGTACCCTGACGTTTTGTTCCATACCATCTATATTGGCTATTAGTACTTGAACCTGCCGCCGTTCCATCTATCCAATTAGGAGCAGTCTGAGCTGCTGTAAATGAAGGGGCATTTTCAAAATCCGCATTTACAATATAATTTTGTCCCGAATCTTCGTGAGGGACACAAGTATCGGATTTATTAACATTCAAGTCTGCCATTGTTAGTTACCGTGTACCGTCCAGGTCGGTGCATTCGTATACGTTGGGGTCAGCGTAGAACCTGCTGGTACAAGGACTGGCCCGAATCCGGAAGCAGGAATCGTAGCGACTGTATCTGTCCCGCCTGCCGCATTAGTAACTGCACAAGCCACTGTACTTGAGCCAGCCGTGATATAGAAAGTTCTGTCATACGCCGCCGTTGCTGTAGCGACTCCTGTAGCTGGTACAGACACAGATACTAAACCTACAGGGTTATATCCCCTGTTATTTTTTACACGTGGATTTATAACTGTAGAAGTATTTTTAATTCTAAAAGCTGCAACTGTATGTCCGACTGAACTATTATTCGAAACAATCGTATCTGTTAAAGTCGTACTCGCAGTGGAAGTAGCTCCAAGTGAAATGCCAAATTGGATTGTCGGCACGGCCAGGTCATCCGA